TAGCGAACTAATAAAAGTAAGACAATCATGAGTACATTTCATTTCTTTTACACACGTAAAAACCAATTGCCTACCGGTGTGAACATTCAGGCTGATGACGAGGCAGATGCATTAGAAACATTCAAGCACTTACATAAGTACGAGGATATTATTTACATCACTAAACTAGAAACACTATGGTCACTGAAGAAGACGTTGTAAACGTAGCCACATCCATATTCATGGAGATAGATGGCGATACCATTCAATGGGTAATGCAGAACTTCCATAACTATACAACTGATGAGCCTTACTCAAGTGATACAGATGTTATAGAAAGAATGCTACATCACATATCTGAATGGCGAGGATGACAAGAGCAATCATATTGCCTCTCATTCTGTTTATCGTATCAGTAGCATTTAAGTTCAATTCGTTTATTAAAATAACATACGGTGTTATTCTAGCTGTATCGCTAGCAATCGTAATAATAAGTAATGCTATGAAAAAATCAGTAAATTAGAACTATGAGAGTATTGGACATATTATTAAAACATCTGCCTACACCATACGTAGACCTGATAATAAATAATATCAATGACCATACAGTACTCGATGACGAAGGTACATCAATAACAGCAGAACTGCTCGTTCTATTTGATTGGCAGCAATCAACAGAGGGCTATGACTTCTGGGATCAGGTAATGGAATACCTCCAGGGTGATGCTGAATTACCACAACTACCGATAAACATTAAGTACTACACATCATCCGTTATTGTAATGGAAGATGGGCTGTACGTTATGAATGCAGGTGATACCGGACTCAACATCAAGTACGACATTCTTATGCATCAGCTTAAGAACTCTACACGCAAAGTACGTGAACAAGTGCTTATGTGGATGAATTAATCACTATCAACTTTTTTCACTAAATTTTTTATTTCACAAATGTTTTATATATTTGTCATGTCGAACCTCACCTTCGATTCTTAGTTTTGATTATATCATGGTAGATATATATTAAACCCTAGTCGAGTGTGGAAAGCGGCTAGGGTTTTTCTTTTTACATACACAAAGACCCGAAGAGAAGGCGCAGTATTTAAGCGAGATACCCCTCCGAGTCAAAAGCAAGGAAGTCGTGTTCATTTCGTAGCACGACAGTAATATAAACGTCTTAAATGATGCCAGGGTTTTCTTAACTTGTCTCCCAGCATCAGCCTCAAATGAAACTGATAACTCAACGGAAGTAAGTTAGGTGATGAATAAGTTGATAACCTTTCTTGTTGGGGTTGGGGTTGTCAACTTGTTTATTGTCACCTTAATTCTACATCAAATCTAACAAAAGTAAGTTATGAAATTCATAAGATTCCTAACAATATGGATTAGTCAGAACCTAGCAATGCCATTTTGGATTGTAGGACATATTCATTTATCAGTAAATGTTTATCAGGACATACATGAAGTACTGATGTCATTAGGCATGAATATAATTGTCGCAATAGGTTTTGTAATGGATTATAGAAACTCAATTAAAGAATAATATGACAGTACTACAGAAATTCAGAAAGTTTATCGAAAACGATAGGATGCAGGAAGTATACACTAAGGAGCAGCTTCTTGCACATCTTGATTTATTATTAATCCCTTTAGAAGAAGAGCAAATGAAAGACTGGAACAAGGCTTGGGAAGAAGCTATGAAGAAACGATTTAACGAAGGCGTAGAAAAGATTTATACTAACGTTAGTCATGGTACAATAAGCGATGGGTTTTTCGGAAAAATTCATGCACCTGAGAAGGAAGTTAAGGTAGTTGACCTTACCGATCCTATCATTGAAAAGCTAAAGGCTAAGTTCGATCAGCGTAGCTTAGTAGGTATCAATAAGTACGGAACTACGTTAGCAGATAATGACGTAGATGACTTCCTAATGCACTTATTGGAGGAGCAAATGGACAGCTGTGCCTACATCATGAAGCTAATTGATCAACGTGAAAAAAATAAAAATAATTTATTGTAAATCAAATTTAGATTGCTATATTTGTAGCCCACTAATTAAGTTATGAACAAAAAGAAAGGAATCAAAGATTTAATGGATGCTAAGCGATACACCGCTAAACATCTAAGAGAGGCCCTTCAGGAACGTAATGTACCTGGTAATTGGGACACTTATCAAAACGTCTACAATCTTATAAGTGGTTGCTTACCACGTGATGCTTATGCATACATCGTGATATCCGACCTGTTAGATGAGGACCTAAGAAGTATTATCACTCGATACTCTTCCGTTGAGGATAATGTAATGCAATTCGTAAGAGAAGAAACAACAGATTTTAATTGGTAATTATGAAAAAAGAAGGAGATGTATTACTTCATATGGAAGTAAATGATGATGACTTTATATTAAATATTGAAGGAAGATCACATGATTTTATTGCGGCATTGCTTTACGCTTGCAGACAAGAACCTTCATTGATAAGGTTGCTTATATCAACAGTAAAAGTTTTAAACGATGAAGAGTTTCAAAACAAATCAAATGAATTCTTTAAAACTCAGGGAGATGCGTGATAAAGCAGTAGACATCATAGGAACAGCAATCGGATTAATAATCTTAATTTATTTTTACTCATGAAAAAAATTGGGATATATAAAATAACTAGTCCTTCTAATAAAATTTATATTGGTCAAAGTAGTAATATAGATCAAAGAATAAAAGATTATAGGAAAACCATACATTGTAAAGGTCAGGTTAGATTATATAACTCATTAATTAAATATGGTTTTGAAAATCATTCATTTGAAGTTATTGAATACTGCCAGTATAATGATTTAAATAAAAGAGAAAGGTATTGGCAAGACTTTTACGATGTAATTAATTTGAATGGTTTAAACTGTAAATTGACTCCATGCGAAGGTAAAAAGATGGAGCTTTCAAAAGAAGCTAGAAAAAAAATAAGTGATAAAGTAAAAATTAATCAGCCAATGAGAAGGCCTGAGGTTAGAATAAAATTTAGTCAGATGTGGTCAGGAGAAAATAATCCAATGTACAACGCTAAAGGCAATCTAAATCCAGCCTCTAAACAAGTTTTAGATTTGCACTCTGGCATTTTTTACGATTGTATTAGAGAGGCAGCTGAATCCATTAATATAAAATACAGCACTCTTAAATCAATGTTAAATGGAACAAATAGAAATAAAACATCATTAGTAATTTTAAAATAAACAAACATGGATTTAAAAAGATTAAGTGATCCTCTTGAAATTCACGATATAGATTTCAGGGTTCAAAGTATAAACAACGGTGGTTATGCTACTATTTTAGCGTATAAGTCAGCCCGTGTTGATATGGCACGATTAGATGCAGCTGTTGGTCCATTAGGCTGGCAACGTAGACACGAGATAGTTAACGGCAATCTTTACTGCCACGTAGGCTTATACAATGCTGAAGCAAACGATTGGGTATGGAAAGCAGACGTAGGTACTGAGTCAATGACTGAAGCAGACAAAGGTCGTGCATCTGACTCATTCAAGCGTGCTTGTTTCAATTGGGGTATTGGTCGTGAGTTGTATGACTATCCGGTGATCTCTGTCAAGCTTAATGACAATGAGTGGTCTAAGGATGGTGGTCGACCTAAGCAGACATACAACCTTAAGATTCGTGAGTGGACATGGTACTCTGAGTTTACTGATGGTCGTATCTCTTTCATTGCTGCTAAGGATGAGAATGGTAAGGTACGATTCAAGTGGGGACAGATGAAGCCTAAGGAAGTTGAGCCTACGTTCAAGCCTGCTGCTGCTCCAGCTGAACCAACGGAAGTACAACCTGAGGTACAAGCACCTGTACAAGTACCTGTACAAGAAGATGCTAACGTCAAAGGTTTGTTGAAGAAGCAACCTGAGGTAGAAGAAGACCCGGAACGTGATGCGTTAGTAGCTGAGTACAATCAGTTGTATGGCAAGAACCCTGACAAGCGCATGAAGAACGAGACAATTAAGAAAGCTATCCAAGATAAGGTAGATGAGATTCTTGATGAGGGTATCATGGAAGAAGAGTTAACTGCTGAGCCTAGTATTGCTGACCACTTCGAAGAGGTTAAGACAATCACTGACCCTGCTAGGTTTATTCAGTGGGCTAAGGAAACTGTAGCTAAGTATCCTAACGAGAACCCTGAGTATGTTCAGATGTTCAAGGAGCTTTGTAATACACACTACAAATCAATTGCACAATGATAGATATCTTTAAAGAAGAAGATAAAGGAATGGTAATAGCCTTGGATAATATATCTAAGGCTAACCTTTCTCATATGGCTAACCAAGTAGTTTTCAATTGTATTGATTACGGTAACGAAGATCCATTAGAGGCTTACATAAAAGCCAAGGGTCTTGCTGAAATTGCTGATGGCATCATGGCAGGTCTCAAAGATCACGCCATCAAGGAAGCATATAAGTTTGAGAAAGACCAAAAGCTTATGGGTTGCACAGTAGTAGTTAAGTCAACACCTACTACGTATGACTACAGCCACAATGATGAATGGGTTGCTCTTTCAAATGATATTGCTAAGCTTACTGAGAAACGTAAGGAGATTGAGAAGACTATGGTCCAGGCAATGAACTACGCTGAGGTTGTAGATGCTGATGGTGTTATTGTAGATCCTGCGGTAGTTAAGAAAGCCGGTGGTGAAACCATTCAGATTACTATTCCTAAGTAAAACACGAACCAAATAAATCAGAATAAGATGGTAAAAGAATTTGTACAACAATGGGATGAACGTAAACACCTATTAGAAAAATGGCTTAAAGAAAATCAGCCAAGTGAATATGAAGATATTTACAGGAAGTTATTTGAATTAGTAATAACCAAACCAAATGGATATGCAGATGATTGGAATTGGGAACGTTTTAGAGTTATTGACGATGGAGATTGGCAAGGAAACTTAATATTCATTCTTTGTAATGATTCATACCAACCCAATTTACGTGACTATATTTTTACGGAGGTTGACTATGGTTCGTGTTCGGGTTGCGATACGTTTGAACATATTAGAGATTTGGCTTGGGGTGAAGACAAAAACACGGATGAACAAGTCAATCAGTATATGACACTTGCATTGCATATGGTACAAGAAACTAAAACCTTTAAATCAGAATAAGATGACAGCAGTAGAATGGTTTAATCAACAATTAGTTGACAGACAAAATGGCAATGGAGATTCAAGAAGTAGAGATGAAATCTTTGAACAAGCCAAAGAAATGGAGAATGAGCAGAAGATTGAGCTTTTGAAATCATTAGTGTATTCCGTTTGCATTGGAGATGATGTCGAAGATGTAGAAGAATGGCTAAAAGAACACGAAACCTTTAAATCAGAATAAGATGAAAAACAGACAAGAACGTACAGAAGAAATGGCAGCATATGGAACTATGATAGCCTTAGGAATTGTATCATTAATATGTATAATAGCACTTATAACAACATTAATATATGGATAATGTATCACAAAACATTAGCAATCACATTAGGTCATTGCATAGTGAAGTCAATATGATGAATAAGAAAATAATGAACATCAGGAAATCAAGATATGCACGCAAGGCTCAGATTAAGATGTTTAGTGTTATGTTAAACGGAGTTAAAGAACAATGTAATGACTGAAGATAAAGAAGTAAAGCCAGACACAGTAGAACTACTACGTGCCGTAATGAAAGTATCATCAGCATTGAATGACCTTGATGAGATTGCTTACCGTAAGAAGTACTACAAGTTTAGATTTAAGCAGTACGCAGCCAAGTGGTCAGTGTTTATGGAAATGCATACCAAGGAGTTGATGAAGTCTCTACTAGAAGAGGACCACTCCCTACTGCAAGAGATTTACAATTCAATAGAAGAAGGCTCGATGGGCATAACTGCCGGAGAGTATAAAACATCGCTTATTCTATTCTATGCTAAGGTCAAGAGTGCTATAAACGACATTGATAAAATGACGGACAATAAGAATAGTTTCTATCCAGTGTTCATTAAACTACACACTCAGGTTGTTATTGATCATTTAAATAAACAATATGGTGACATACTTACCATGAAAGATGTAGATGGCAAAGGCGTAGATGAGATTATCGAATTTTTTGATAAACTCGGTGAAACAATAATGAGGTTTGATTGATATGGGTTGGGAAGATTGGTTAGTAAACAACGGTCATATTAAAGGGTCTACAATACACGATAGACTACTTGAGATGGCCGTTAATTCATACGACATACAGAATAAAAGTAGGAAGCAGAAATTAGTTGATAAAAAACATTTTCTTGTTTTGTGGTGGAAGAAACATCAGGACCAATTAAACACTTACCATACTATGACTGCTCTTTCTAAATTAATAGGATGCGACCATGCCACTGTTAATCATTATGAAAAACACCGTAAAAAATCTAGGGATTATGAAATGAATATAGAATGCATTAAGGACTTTTTAGAATAACTACCATGATACTAAAAAATTTAGAAGCTACCCTAGACAAGATGTTTGGGCCCTTCTCAGAGGAACGCACCATTATACTTAATGCTGCCAAGAAAGATATCGATAGCATGACATCAGTTGCCTCAGGCGATGACGTTCTCAAAATATTGAATATCTTTAACGAGGTTTTCCAAAAGAAGTCTCGTGTGATGACCAAGAAGGTTGTCAACAAGTACAAAGACATACTCCGTCACTTCAGCTTAGATGACATAAAGTCTGCAATGGAGAATGCTAAAGACGATGAGTTCCACCAAGAAAACAATTACAAGTACTGCACGATAGAATACTTCTCTCGTCTAGAACAGATTGATAAGTGGACCAACGTAACCAAAGAAGATAAGAAGAAAGAAGGATTTGTTATGCCAAAGTTTAATGTAAGGGGGTAATATGGAAGGTATGTTGCTACGTTCAGAGCGTTTAGTTATCTACTACATACTCTCACAGCCCTCATTTATACATGACATCATGTCAAGGTTATCCTTGCAGATGTTTCAAAGCCCTGTCACTAAACTTATTTTCGAGCACGCAACTAAACTATACCTTGAGCAGCAACCTATAAACCTGCTGTCGCTTTATCAGGACATATCCAAGTCTAACTCACTTAACAAGCAAAACGCTGCATCTGAGTTGGCTAAGCTTCAGGGTGAGTTCACCATCATCGGAGCAGGAGAACTGAATAGCGCTATCGCAATCCTCATTGCGGAAGATGTAAGGCACGAGCACATTGACCTCGCTAAGAAGGTAGATGTAATGGCTAACAAGGACACATACGATCCACAAGAGGTCATCAATGTCCTGCAGTCGCATATCTCTGACAATAAGTTCAAGTCACTACTCAAGCGTAAGGACATGGATAACGAATCATTACTTAAAGAACTTGACCAAAAGATGCTCGATGCTTCCACTAAGGAAGGTGTCAGCGGAATAGAGACAGGTTATAAGAGATTCGATGTGCTTACCTCAGGTATGCAGCCTACGAACTTTATCATCATTGCGGCACGTCCGGCTATGGGTAAGACTCAGTACGCTCTCGGCCTAATGAAGCACGCATCTATACGTAACACCTACAAGGGCCTATTCATTTCCTGCGAGATGGATGAGGTTCAGGTCATGAAGCGAATCATATCTGTTGATAGTGGTATCCCCGGGTATCACATCAAACGTGGTAAGCTTGAGACACGTGAGATTATGCGTTATGAGAAGTCTAAAAAGCGTATCATTAATTCCAATTTAAAGATCGTTGCAGGGGCTTTCACCATCACTGACATACTTTCCCTTGTTTACAAGATGAAGTACTCTCAGGGGCTAGATTATGTGGTTATAGATTACATTCAGAAGGTACAAAGTCCAGGGGCTCAGAACCGAACTAACGAAGTAGGTGATGTGTCACGTAAGCTGAAGGATATGGCTAACGAATTGAAGATACCTGTCATTGCTTTGGCTCAGCTGTCACGTGCTGTAGAGCATAGAACTGATAAGAAACCAATGCTATCGGATTTACGTGAGTCAGGAGACATTGAGCAGGATGCTGACATCGTTATGTTCTTGTATCGAATGGGTTACTACATGACACCTGAAGAGAAGGAGAACAACTCTATGGCTGATGATGGTTACGCTATTATTGCCAAGCATAGGGATGGTGAACTTGAGGACATACAACTTACGTTTGACTCTAACATTCCTGCTTGGAAGAACCCATACGATAGAGATGATGCTGATGA